GCACACAACTTCCCACTAGACTTAGCATCTGCTGAGACTTCTGAAGTTGCTTTACTAACTGCACCTACTGTTGGTTAATAAATAGACTTGAGATCTCTTTCGTGCGGTCTCTACAAAAGTCGGAACTTAATAGACCCTAAATTACTTTAGGGTCTTTTTTTATGCATGGAATTGGACGATCAATTAAAACTTGGACATCTATTACTAGAGGAAAGAGTTTGTAGAATTTGTAAGGAGAGAAAGAATCTTTTAAATGGATACTATCGTGTGCGTAAAAATATGAATCTCTTATCATCATATTCTTATGAATGTAAGGAGTGTACGGTAAAACGTATTACAGAACGAAGAAAAAGTAATGAGGTCAGGGTTGACTGGATGTACCCTGATTGGTAGAATGTATACATAATGAAAAAATTATCATGAAAGAAACTGAGAACTATGAACAACTGCTATCTCGTTTCACTAAGAGAACAGCACAGATGGAAGATAAAAAATTACAACTCTTAGATTCTCATGAAGAATGGGTGAAGGTTGAGAATCAACTTCATTATCTTAGAGGATGTAAAGAAACGATTGAGTACCTTATGACAGGTAAGCTTCCTGATGATGGTAATCATGTGGGTATGAAGCATCATAGACCTGTCTCTGTTGATCCTAAAGTAATGGAGAGTATGTTAAAGAGACCAATTCGTCATGGTAACTTAGACGCACTAGAAAGATGACTTTTTTAATAGCAATAATGTCATTCGCAAACTTTGTATTCTATCCATTAGTGATAGCTACTATTGTTGCAGTGATTATAGAACAGATACTAAGATCAATAGGTAATGATTATGATCCGCAAGCAATTAAGAAAGTAACTATTGCTATGGGTATCAGAAAATATCTTTGGAGACAAGCATGGCTGTTTAATATTATTTGGTTTGTTTCTTATTTTATTCTTATGCTAACCCTAGGAAAACAACAACCAGGAGCAATGCCTGATATGATATGGGAGGGATAGTATGAGTAAGATTGATACGCAAGGGATGAGTGGTCCTACTGATCCCAATTATAAACCAACTGGTAAAGCACAACCGCATAAACCTATGATGATCTATCCTCGTAGGTTATTCACTCCTGAATATGTTAAGGAGATGAAGATACTTATCAATGAAGTATTGGATGAAAGAGATGGTAAGAGAGGTAGATCATATTTTGATAGTGAAAAATTTGCACATCGTCTTAATGAACCTGAACCACCTTATGAGAATTGGGAATGACACTTGTTAAAGGAAAAGTAAAAACTGTATATGAAACTGATAATCCTGAAGAGATTATTATTCAGTATGAGGATAGGGTAACTGCTGGTAATGGTAGAAAAAAACTTTGGAGAGAAGGTAAAGGTTCTATCTGTTGTGAGATTTCTAGAATCCTATTTAAGATAATAGAGGAGGAAGGAATTAGAACTCACTATATTACTATGCCAACTGATAGTTCTATGTGCTGTAGGAGAGTTGATATTATTCCTATAGAAGTTGTGGTGAGAAATATTACTGCTGGTTCTATTGTCAGACAAACAACACTAGAGGAAGGTAAAATTATTAATTGGCCTTTGGTTGAATATTATCTTAAGGATGATGAGAAGGATGATCCTCTACTCACTGAAGATCGTATTATTTTGATGGGGTATGGTGGTGAATTAGATGAATTAGAATATCAGGCAAGAGAAGTTAATTCTATACTGAAATGGGTCTTTAGAGATATAGGTCTTACACTTGTTGATTTTAAATTAGAGTTTGGATATGATTGTAATGATAATATAATCCTAGCTGATGAACTATCACCTGATGGTATGAGACTCTGGAAAGGTAATAAAAGTTTTGATAAGGACTTGTTTAGAAAGGGAGAAGGTGATATAGTAGAAGCATATCAATATATACTAAACAACCTAAAGCAGTTTGCATAATGGAAGAAAATCCTTTTTGGGGTGAACCCACTCCCAGTGACTTGTGGGATGATATGGATAAGTTAAATGGTCTTTATGAGGAACTTGGTTGGGATCATACTGATTACTTAGACTTTGCTATTGAGGGTAATCATATTACTATTAGAAACAAATCAAGGGAGGGAAGATGACTGAAGCACATACTAATGGTAATCTATCAGTAGTAATTCCCATGGATGATATGGAACTAATCCTCACACAGATGTGGAAGTCCCGTGATACAGAACCTAAGATGGGTGAACTGTATAAAAAGTATAGAGAACTTACAACGTTTGAAGAATGAACACAGAACCACAGAATAATGATGAAATTGTGTGGGACATAGAAGATTTAAAGAAAGCAATTATTGATAGTGCTGAAGACTATCATCGTATTATAGAGGAGACTCAAGATGAATCACAATCTAAATAAAATTTTTAGACAGTCAGTATGAATTTTACTGTTTATTCCAAGGATGGATGCCCTTATTGTACAAAGGTAGTACAAGTATTAGAGTTAGCACAGTTAAATCACGTAGTTTATAAATTAGATGATGACTTTGATAAGCAATCATTCTATGGTCAGTTTGGTGAGGGAACTACATTCCCTCAAGTGGTAGTAAATCAAACCAATCTTGGTGGATGTACAGAAACAGTTCAGTATCTTAAGGAGAAAAAATTAGTCTAATGAGAGACGATTTTGACAATGTATATGATATGCTCGAACATGCTATTGAGTATGCTTTCGAGGGGAAGATGCAGCTTAAGTTTTATGAATTTTTAAAGTATCGTAAGACAACAAAAGCAGAGGTCGATTCTTTCCTTAAGAGTTCTACAGCAAAGGAACTTGCCGATGAAGTGCTAGAGTTAAAGGAGTATATCAAAGGTGGTAAAGATTCTACCCATCAACAATTGAGGGAAGCATATCATCACATTCCTAAACCAAAAGCAAGAAAAATAGTGGCATACCTAGGAGGGATTCTAGAGGATGCAGTGAGGTATAGTAATGACAGAAAACCAGGAAGAAGAAAAAAAGGATCTAAATAAAAACGAACCTCTGGAGATAAACAGAGGTGTGGAATTATTGTTACGTAATAGGAGGAAGAAACCAGACAAACCCAAAACCTTTCAGGTAAAGTTTGGAAAACTGATCTCCTTATGGAATAGAGAAATTGTTTTTCACTTTAATGTTTACCTGGACATTAGAAAAACATAACACTCTGGAGGTGTACAATGGAACAAACCATAGTAACATTAACATTAACGACAGTTGTGTCGTTCCTTGCATTATTAGTAGGAGGTATGATAGGATGGATGGCAAGACAGCATTCATATGAAACCACACCCCAAGTAGTGTATACTCATCCAGAAATGTTTGATGCGAACGGACAGTTAGTTCCCGATGAAATTTTAGCTCTAAGAATTGAAACACATGACAACGACGAAGACGACACCGAAGAAGAGGGGTAGACCTGCTAAGAATACTGGACCTAAGTTACCAGCAAAGTCTAAAGCAAAACCAACTCCTAAACCTAGAACTCCTGCAGCACCTGCTACAGATTCTCTTCCTATTAATCCTTTTATACATGAAGTATTATCATTAGCAGATGCTCAAAATAGTAATGCTAAGAAGGTAGAAGTTCTTAAAAATTATGAACATGATTGCTTAAAGGTTCTTTTTGTTTGGAACTTTGATAGTTCTGTGATCAGTCTATTGCCACCAGGAGAGGTTCCATACGGCGAGTCTAATGCTCAAACTACATTTGCTGGCACTCTATCAGATAACATTGCTAGAGAGGCAGCAGGAGGTGAATCAGCAACAGGACAAGACTTAGATGGTAGGAATAAGACAACTATTCGTAGAGAGTATCAAAATTTCTATCATTATGTGCAGGGTGGTAATGGTTCACTATCTACAGTGCGTAGAGAAATGATGTTCATTGATTTACTTCAGGGTCTTCATCCAAGAGAAGCAGAAATATTAGTTCTTGTAAAGGATAAGGATCTAGGAACTAAGTATAATATTTCTCTTGACAATGTGAAGCAAGCCTATCAAGATATTCAGTGGGGTAACCGTTCATGAGTATAAAAGCAGGTGGTACTGAAAGAAAAAGAGGGGCAGAAGCAGTGTCTGATGAACTTAAACCAAAACCAGAGAAGAAGTTTGATCCTTCAGTTTATTCTTGTGAGATTATTCTAGAGAAAACAACTCAGGATAAAGCAAATGATAGGAAACTTCCTAGTGATGCATTTAATGTGACTTATGTTGTAGAGGGTGAGACACGTTTAGATGTAACTCGTTCTGGTAAGATGGTTAATGTATTTGATATGTACTATGATCGTTATGGTAAAGATTGTGTACAGAAGATTGATTATGGGCATGGCACAGTCAAACCAAGTCAGTATGGTTACAAATCACCAGAGAAAAAGAAAAGGAGAAAGGGATGAGTAAGAACAAAGATAATGATGAGTTATTGAGAGCTCAAATAAATGCACTTATCCATGATGAAATTCAGGAAGGTATTAATGATTACATAGATGATAAAGAAGCAAAGAAAGAAAAGTCGGATCAAACTGGACTTGGTTTTGCTAGTGCAGATGATGAGGAGGGTGGACAACTTAATGTTAAGGTGCGTTTATCTGAAGTAGATAAAATTTTAAAAGAATATAAAAGGATTAAGAGACAAGAAAAGTCTGCCTTTGGAGAGATTAAGAAACTTGGTTTAGTTGATAAGAATGGTCAACCTTTAGAAAATAAAAAGGAAGAAGAAGATGTTAAAGGCAACAAAAAGGGAATCACTGGTACACAAACTTTTAAAAATTAAAATGTTAAGTACCAAGTACAGATTAGAACTTACCGACATCTGTTGTCGTATGATAACTGATGATGGTGTACCAGTTACTCTAGATGAAAGGATCTGGATGAATAAACTGTGCGAAAAGAATGCATCTGCTAAAGCAATAGCAGAATCTTTGCTATGTCCTGACTATATTCCTCACAGTTACGAGTAAACTGTATCACAAAATACAAAACTACTTGACTATATAATATGCATGTGTTAATATACACATATCGTTCATCTCACAAGAGACGCAAGTAAGCCGACACGGAACGGGTTCGTTCATCCTCCTTCGACGAGGACGCAAATGCCGACTGAAGGAACGGGTCTAATCCACCCTACCTAAGGTAAAACCAATGGCACAAGTCACATACCGTGGTGTTAAGTATGACACCAATGATAAGCAGCAAGCAAAATCTGCTGAACTAAATCTCACATATCGTGGAACTAAGTTCACTAAGAAAGTAGCATCAGTTGCTTAACATCCAACTTACTTGGACTAAGAATATCCTCCTCTTTACAGGGGAGGATTTTTAATATATAATAACCAATATAGGAGACATTTATGGCAATTCACATGAGAGAACAATTATTAAGAGCAGTTTTAGCACATGCTAGTGGAGAAATAGAAAAGCATAAGGCAAACGTCAATGTTTACCTAGAACATCCTGTAGGTATCGGAGAGCATTCTGATATCACTGAAGCAATCCAAGAAGAATTGGATAAGATTGCACGGTATCATGATCAGATAGAGGTAGTTAACAAATACTTTAGAGCACCTAGTAGTAAAGATGGATAGAGAAAAATTAAAATTAATTGTTAAAAACCTCAAACTCTTAGTTGACTCATTAGAGTCTGAGGTATACTCTGATGTGGATGCTTATAGAAATTCTAAAGCGTTCTCCAAAATAACTGATTACGATGAGGTCTTTGATGACGACGATGGATACACAGATTAAACTTGTAAGTGTTACTCCCGATGCGGAGAAGACAATAGCATATGTTGCTCGTGTAAGTAATCCTAAGAATCAGGACAATGAGAATTTCTCAGGATTACTTAAGTATTGTATTAAGCATGGTCACTGGTCTGTGTTTGAGCAAGCATTCATGACGGTAGAGATTAATACTACCAGAGGATTAGCAGCACAGATACTAAGGCACAGGTCATTTACATATCAAGAGTTCTCTCAAAGGTATGCTGATGTCTCTTATATTAGAGAGGATATACCTTTACCTGAATTGCGTCGTCAAGATGAAAAGAATAGACAGAATTCTATTGATGATGTAGATCCAGCAGTGGTTGAGAGATTTAATAAAGATATGAGAAAACATTTTGATGCATCTATAGATCTCTATAAGAGTATGCTTCATGCTGGTATTGCAAAGGAGTGTGCTCGTTTTGTATTACCTCTTGCTACACCTACTAGATTGTATATGACAGGTAGTGTTCGTTCATGGATTCATTATATTGATCTACGTTCAGCACACGGAACACAGAAGGAACATATGGATCTTGTAGAGAATATTCGTTCCGTTTTTAAAGAACAATTTCCCACTGTTTCTCAAGCCCTTGACTGGGTTTCATAAATAATCGTAAACCTTATTGTATTGATATGGCAACATACCCTGTTATTAATAAAGACACTGGTGAACAGAAGGAAGTTAGAATGAGTATCCATGATTGGGATCAGTGGAAGACTGATAATCCTGATTGGGAACGATATTTTACTCCTGAAAATTCTCCAAGTCTGGGAGTTGAGGTTGGTGAGTGGAGAGATAAACTTGTTAATAAGAATCCTGGATGGGGTGAAGTTCTTAAGAAGGCTGAAAAATCTGGAGGTATTTCTGGACGATTAGCCCGAACCAGAAATATTGGTACAACTGAAGGTGATGATTAAATAGTATGCCACGTAAAAAGAAAACAGCAGACCCAATTGGTGTTGGTATGACGGCCAAGCAAATGAAAAGAAAGAAACCAATTAATACTGATCTGATGAGAGACATTGAGCCTCTCACTGAGAACCAGCAAATTTTATTTAATGCTTATGCAGAGAATAAAAACCTTGTAGCATATGGATGTGCTGGTACAGGTAAAACATTTATAACTCTTTATAATGCTTTGCGAGATGTATTGAGTCAAACTACTCCTTATGAAAAAATCTATATCGTAAGATCTCTTGTTGCTACAAGGGAGATTGGGTTCTTACCTGGTGATCATGATGATAAGTCATTGCTATATCAGATTCCTTATAAACATATGGTGAAATATATGTTTGAGATGTCTACTGATGCAGATTTTGAGATGCTCTATGGAAATCTTAAAACACAGGGAACAATTGACTTTTGGAGTACATCATTCATTCGTGGTACAACTTTTGATAATGCTATTATTATAGTAGATGAATTTCAGAACTTGAATTATCATGAACTTGATAGTATAATGACAAGAGTTGGTCAAGATTCTAAGATTATGTTCTGTGGTGATGCAACTCAGTCAGATCTTACTAAAACCAATGAAAGAAATGGTATCATGGATTTCATGAGAGTAATACGTCTTATGCCATCACTTGATATTATTGAGTTTGGAGTAGAAGATATCGTTCGCTCTGGATTGGTCAAAGAATACATTCTTGCTAAAATGGAAGTTGGTTTATGAGTTTTACCCATTGTAATTTTCTTGGTGATTTAGAATTAGATAAGAAAGAAACACCTGGTTGCCGACTGTATCATCTTCCTGATGGTCAGTGGGTTCCTTCTATTACATCAGTGACCTCCTTCTATAATAGGCAGATCTTTATTAACTGGCGTAAGCGAGTTGGTATAGAAGAAGCAAATC